TAGGATTGGGCATTCGACTGATTGCGTTTAAGTTCCTCTTCTTCGAGATGTTGTTTTAATAATCCAACATAGATGTCTCTTTCCCAAGGCATCATGTTTTCAATCTCAGTTAATGAGTATTTATGGTATTGCATCAACGAAAAGTTCAATCGGTAATAGCTAGCAAGATCCATATGGATCATTGCTACCCGAAAAAAGACGCTAAGCCCTCAAGTACAACCTCATTCTCAACCTTTGTATTTGGATTAGTTACCTTAATAGTATGTGATAATTTAGGCATCGTTGCAAAAAAGTTTTCAATTTTTTTAAATTGAGATGAGTTCATTGACTCAAGAAAATCTGTTATCTCTTTCTTTGTGCAATCTGACGCAACCCACACTTCCTCTTCGTTGTATATCTTATCGATACAAGATGCAATCAATTTAAATGATTGATCCATAGCATTTTCATCTTTAAAATCAAAGTTATTTTTGATAAACTCTTCTAAGGATGGATACTTAAGTTCCATCATTAAATTTTTGTCTAGTTGAACTTTGTTTGAATGATCTTCAGTTTTAATAACTTTAATATCATCCAGATCTATTTCAATTTTAACACTTGTTTTCTCATCATCAGGGCAAATTATATTAACATCTATTGTTTCCCCTACTGATTTTCCACGAATGTTTAAGAATAAAAATTCAATGTCAAAAGTGGGTAGTGATTCTACTTTAATTCCTTTTGTAAGAACACAACTCTTAAGAACTGCTTTGATAGCTGTAGTTATTTGTTTTGTATCTTCACTTTCTAAAGCAAGAACTAGAAGTTTTTCTTCTTTCACTAGAAAAGGTCTGTAATTTATTTCCTTTTCTAAAGATGGTAACACCATACTATACGTTGGTGTCGCAATTTTTGGTAAAGGCATGATATCCTATTATGCAATTCAGTATATTATATAGCAGGGTTATTGAAGGGATCTTTGAACAACTCCACCTACAATATCTCCTAATAAATCAATACCAGTTAATTTATCTACAGCTATATTGGCAAAACTACCAGCAAGATATGCAAATGATGGATCATTAGCATTGTTATTAGCTGGTTTTGCACTATATCTTGAGTAATTAAATGTAACTGTGCATTTTAGTAGATCGGATGCGTCATATGTAACTGGTATTGATGATATCGATTTTGGAAAAACGTTTATAAAAGTATATGTTAACGGTCTAGTTCTACCTCTAACTGGATCTTGTGAATGTAAATTCTTTTCAAATTTAGTTATCTCTAAACCACCTTTGTATTTGTTTGGGAACTTTATTCTATAGTAAAAATTTTCACTGTGAAAATCTGCAGTATCTCCTGTGATATATGACATCCAAGCTTCAAAATATCTAATAGGCAAATACTCTTTTGCATCACAATAAAATGTTAATGATATCTCTGGATCAAATACTCTACGATGAACATATCTCTCAGTTACTCCAGAAAAATCATTCATTAACTCACCTGTTGCTAGGTTTGAACCTGGCAAAGTTGTCTCTGAGCAAAACAATTGTAGTTTTTCTCTTCTTGTTGGATCTAAACCTCTAGAATTAAACAAAGTAAAAATACCTTGTTGACGAAGATAAGTTGAAAACGTATCTCCAGTCTCTTCTAATTGTCGAGGATCACTAATTGAAACCTGATAAAACGAGGTGGTTGCTGGTTCTAACAGATCTTTTACAACTTTATCTACTGTTAATCTTTGTGGTGGGATGGAAGCCATTTATAAATACATTTGACCTTATATATTATGTATGCAAGATAATGGCAGAAAGTATAAAAAGTCGCTATAAACCATCCAATCCAGAGAAATATCAGGGCAATCCCAACAATATTATCTGTAGAAGTAGTTGGGAAAGACGTTTCTGTGTGTGGTGTGATAGGAATGAGAACATAATATCTTGGGCATCTGAAGAGTTTTCTATACCATATCTTTCTCCTATTGATAAACGTGTTCATCGTTACTTCCCTGATTATATAATCAAAGTAAAAGAGAAAAATAATAAAATTAAAAATTATGTTGTTGAGGTTAAACCAAAGAAACAAACTCAACCACCCAAGAAAAGAAAAAGAACCACTAAATCATATATCTATGAGTGTCAAACCTATGCTGTTAATCAGGCAAAGTGGAAAGCAGCAGTTGAGTTCTGTGATGATCGTATGATTCAATTCAAAATAATCACTGAGGATGAGTTAGGTATCAAATGAGTAGACTTGAAGACAACACTATAAATCAAGATCATAATGATCCAGAGGATATGATGTTGGAGATTATGGATTTGCTTAAAGATACTGTGACACCTGTTCCTGATGTAGGAAAATATTATACCTTCGTAT